AATGGGTAAAGTTGTATCTAAATATCAGTTAAACGAGTTAATAAAGGCTCCTTGTCAAAGATACATAATCCTACTAGATTTTGATGCTCAAAAATATGCTATAGAATTGGCATTGAAACTTATACAATACAAGAAAGTAAAATTGGTTCTTTTTGATGATAATCGAGATGTAAATGATTTAGGTAGGAAAGCAGTTCTTAAAAAAGTTTACGAAACTAGATATGCTACCTATCAAGGATTAATTAAACTTAAAAATTCATTATGATAGAAGACAATATACCTGGTTTTATAGGTTACCATATTACAAAAGACGGAGAACTATATTCAAGACGTATAGAAAGATCTCCCAATAAGTTTGGTAAATGGCGTAAACTAAAACTTTCGAAAAAGAGTAGAGTTAAAGTAAGACTTTATAAAGGCCGTGTTGGTTATACTCTGAGTATTAGTAGGTTAGTAGCTCTAGTCTATGTATATAATCCTAATCCTTCTAAGTTTAAAGAGGTAATGCATCTAGATAATAACCCTTTGAACAATAATTATAAGAATCTTCAGTGGGGTACACATAGTATGAATATACAACAGATGATTTTTGAACAGAGAAGGAGGTCTTTCAAAACTATACAAAATCCTAACTGGGAAAATTTTAAGATTTCAGATAGGAAACAGAGAAGGTTAGAAAGGCTAATTGATTTAGGTAAAAGTAGAATGTATATTAGTAAAAGGTTAAAGGTATCACGTAAAACGCTTTATAACTTTATTCATAGAATTCAAATCCGAAACTCTTTGGAGTAAGGATTACCTATTATATTATATAACTTAAAATATTAATGATATGATGAAGATAATCGATTATGTAGTTAAGACTTCAATAGTTTTGGCTGCTCTTTTAATTATGGGATATTTCTTCCCAGTTGTAAGTTGGTTTGAAAAACCCCAACCAAGGAAGAATATGGTTTTCAGATGTGAGATGGTTGATGGTAAAGTTAGGGATTATACTTTAAACTTACCCGAAAATGTTACTTGGTATGTAGGTACCAATAGAGGTTCATATTATGTATCATTTGGTTCTCCCACTAAAAACCTTTATGGGAAGAAATGCCCAATAGATAATAACGAGGGTTGTATTAATGGTGTTTTAGTTTGTAATAGAGTAAAATGAGAGAACCCAGTATTCACATTACTAAGTCTCAATTTGAGGAAATATTAAATACCTTAGAGGTAGATAACTTCCCAGTTGAGGCTTTTTTTGTTATTGCACGAAAAGAGGCAATAAATACTAGAGCAGTGGTTGTTTCTAATAAAGGGACAACTAAGAAAGTAACTAATATATTACTAGCATCTAAGGGTAATGCTTCCCTTGTTGCCGATATATTATATGCTACTCGTATAAAGCTTAAGCATAGAGGAGTTCGTAAAATAAACGAAAGTAATACAAGGGAATGGGCTTTATGTAAAAAGCTTGCTGAGATATGTAATACCTTTTGTGAGGATTTTAAATTTGATACTCGGGAAGGATTTATTAAATACATTGAGACTGGTTTAAAGAGGATGACAGATTATCGTAATGTTATGCAAAGGTTAATATCCATGCAGGACAACATTACTAATCAAACCGAAGCTGAGATTAAATTACAGTCAGCAGATTTAGAACTTACTGCTAAGGTACATGATTACTTTGTAAGTAAGATTGCTAAGGCAACTGGTATATATGAATCCTATGAAAAGAATCCTGAGAAGTATGTTCACTTCGCTTATGTAGCAGCATTCCTAGAGGAAGAAGGTTGGGATTATAAGGATTTCATAGATGCTCAGTTTGAATCCTTAGCATGGTGTAATGGTCTACCCGATATTGCTCAATTATATACTGATAAAGCAGTAGAAAGGTATAATAAGTATTTATATAAAAATAAGAATAAAAAATCCTTAGAGGAACCTCAAGTTGAGGGCTCTCTCTGGGATAAGATTAATAATTAAAACATAACGTTATGAAAGCTTTAAGATTTTTAGGTAACAGAGTAGAGGATGCAGCTAATGCTTTTATTGATGTCCTCAAGTATTCGGACCAGTCAGTAGATTACCCTGATTTCAAGGACATTGAACCTTGGCCAGAGGATATTGTTAATATGTTCAAGGATGCACTAAAGGATAAACCTTTCTCTGAGATTAGTGCTATCCTTATGTATACTCAACAGTCGTTAAGGTTTGAACCCATTGCAGAGCTAATGCTTGGTATTGGTTTAGTAGAAATGAGACACTACGACAAGTTATCAGATTTTCTACAAAAGGCAGACCCCTATGAACAGGATTCTGTGATGGATATCTATCCTAAAGTGGAAATAGGTTTTTCTCCTGAAAGTGCTTTGAAGATTGCCTGGAACTCTGAGATAGAGACCATTGGCAATTATAAGAAAATTATGAATAGTCTAGCCTTATATAGTGAACGGGCTGATTATGATGATGTGATGTATTTGTTGAATAAGTTAATTGCCGATGAAGAACATCACATTAAGCTTATCAAGGAAGCTATGGGAGTAGATGATTCTACTAAGAAAGGTGTAACTGTAATTATCAAATGAGTAGGATAATCATACAGAATGGGAATATGTGCGAACTGGACTTACCTCTTAAGTTCGCACAGAAACTCTATGCAGAGTTTGCCATTCGTCATCCAAATGCTTTCTACTTACGTACAAGGCAAAGAGGTATGCAGAACTGGGACGGCAAGATTCATTATATTAATAAGCATGGTGAATTTAAGATAGGTTTACTTCCTGCAGTATATGAAAAGTGTATTGAGTATGGAATTAAACCTAAAGTTGTAGATATGCGACAACCATTACCTAAAGTCAATGGAGTTGTTACGAAAATAGGAGAATATAAACTAAGACCAGAACAAGAGAAAGCCGTTAAAGCGGTAATCAATAACAAAGTAGGTAAGGTACCTTTTCAGATTGGTGTTTTAGATTACACCGTTAATGCAGGTAAAACTCTTATCATGTCGTCTCTTTATCTATCCTATAAGAAGGAGTTAAAGACTTTGCTAATAACTAATGACTCTGACTGGTTGAATCAAGCTAGAGATGAATTTAAGAAATACCTACCAGGAGAACAGATTACATTTGTTCAAGGTAAAGTATTAAACTGGAGCAATTTTACCATTGGTATGGTTCAATCTATTTCTCGTAACATGAGATTCTATCAGAATGAACTATCTAAGGTAGATATGGTTTTGGTAGATGAGGCTGACCAAGCAGGTAGTAAGCAATATCAAAATGTACTTACTCGTTTATTTAATACCAGAGTTCGTATAGGGTTATCTGGTACCATTTATATGAGTAAGCTTGCCAAGGATAAAGTAAAGAATATGAATCTTGAAGTATTCTTTGGTAAAGTACTTGCAGAGTTTAAACTTAAGGACTCTATTAAAAAAGGTTATTCAACTCGTACAATTGTAAAGATGGTACCAAGTAAACCCTGGTATGGTAATTGGGAATCAGAAGAAGTATCCTATAAGGAAGTATATGATGATTCTATTACCTTCAATAAGTATGCAAAGAGAATGGTTTATTCTCGACTTAAATGGAATCTTAAACAAGATAGATATCCTGCACTCGTAGTATGTAAATTTATTGCACACTGTGAGAATTTATGCAAATACTTTAAAAAGAAACTAGGAAGCAAATATAATATTGCCTGTGTGCATGTAGATACTCCTTCAAAGATAAGACAACAAATAATGAAGGATTTTAGGGAAGGTAAGATTGATATCTTGGTTTCAACTACAATCATTGCTCGAGGTAAAAACTTTCCTAAGCTTAGGTATTTACTTAATGCTGCCAGTATGGATAGCCAAGAAAAATCTATTCAGTTCCTTGGTCGTTTGGTTAGAACTGATTCCTCAAAGAAAAAGGTTTACCTTGATGACTTACATTATCCAGGTCCTTATCTTAATAGGCATGGTAAACATAGGAAGCAGTATTATCAAAAACAAGAATTGAAAGTTATTCTGTTAGAGAAGATATGGAAGAATCATCCTATTCATTCTTTATGAGAATACATTACTTAATCTGTTCTATTAAGTACTATGGATAATTACTTTTTCCGGTAGGAGGAAGTAATTAATCTAATAGATGGACATAGGGCATTAATCATTAAATTAAAAGATATGGAATACTTACTAATACTAACATTACTGGGAGTGATAATCGGGATACTTTATCTCTATTCATCTCAGTATGATTGTAATGAATACAAATACAAATGCCATCATTGCAAGAAGAAATTCAAGGAGAGCGATATAAAGGATTTAAGAGGTCCTTGGCATACTAAGGATTGGACTTGTCCTCATTGTAAATATCAAAATGTAACACTCAAAAGTTATGATTACTAAGTTATATAAGAAATTCATTGATAAGATAATTGGAGAGGAACAAACTCCTCTCCATGTTTTTAACTGTACTACCCTGGTATGGATATCAGATATACAATCAATCCAGGTAATGGCTAATGAATATAAGGTATATTTTGATTTATCTTTCTGTTCAGGGCTACAGGTTAGAGTACTAACTTATACTGATTCTCGTTACTCACAACACTTGGGTGATATCAGGAAACTATTTATTAATGCAATTGGACATTCCTACTTACCACTGTATGAGTCGGAATTGAAGATTGGAGATTCAGTCATAAGACTAACCGAAAAAAAAATAGATGATTAATTATGGCAAAGAAAAAACAAATGCTTCCCGACTTAACCAAGCAGGATATCCTAACACCTTTAGATATCTCTCAGTTGGGAAGTAATGGAGACCCATGCTTTGGTATTGGGTATGATTTATCCACTAAAGAGTGTAAATTATGCGGAGACTCAGAACTATGTGCGTTCAAGATGTCCCAGAACTTGAACATTACAAGAAAAGAATTAGAACAGAAGAATCAATACAAAGATTTGGATGTATTAGAAGACACGGTTGGTATCAAGAAATACATCCGAGGCTTGATTCGGAAAGGGAAAGACAGAAAAGAAATTATCTCAAAGACAGTTGAGAAATTCGAAGTACCTAAGAAACGTATTAGAGAACTTTATAGAGAATGCAATGGGAAAGGTCAATAAGTTAAGAATGATATGGGCAATGTTTAAGTTATATCTTAATAACCCAAATTATTATGTACGGCAGGACGATGTTCTTGCTGATTTGTTTATGCAGGGTGAATATGACGTAGAAAGATTCTGTCATTCGCTCGGAGTAACTCCTCAAAGAGGATTAACCTTTGGACAACTTTTAAAACAATGTAATATATTATGAACAGATTCAGATTTATTAAAGTAAGAGACGTAAAGACTCCATCGAGAGGTAATGCAGGTGATGCAGGTTTGGATTTCTATATCCCAAGAAACTTGGACCCTCAACAATTGATTCAAATCGAGGCAAACCAGTCTCCAAATAATTTTACCCCAGATTTTGTATTGGGAGTAAATACAACTACCAACTTCGTAACTGATATTCAAATCTACCCGGGAGGGAGAATCCTTATCCCATCAGGTATTAAACCTCTTATCGAACCTCAAGAGTCTATGCTCATGGCAGCTAATAAGTCTGGGCTTGCTTCTAAAAAAGGTCTTCTGTATACTGCAGAGATTGTAGATTCTCCTTATGTAGGAGAGATTCATATTGGTATAATCAATCTCAGTCGAGTAATACAGACTCTAAAGGTGGATGAGAAAGCAACCCAATTTATTCATGTACCAATCTATCTCACAGAACCCGAGGAGATTCAATCAGAAGAATTTTATTCTGAATCTCAAATGTGGGGAACAAGAGGTGAATGTGGATTTAATTCAACAGGAAGTAAGTAATGGATATACGTAATATTAAGGAAACAGTACCTACTTTAGAAGTAGGTACGTATTTACAAGCAATGTATTCTCTTTCGTTAGAACAATTAGACGGCTACAGGCAAATAGAAAAGCTACCTGATTATCCGGTTGATATCAATAATCACCAAAATCAGATAGTTCTTAAGGATTTTATTGCCAGGGTTATCGAAGAACTAATGGAGGGTTATGAATCTACCTCTGAGGTAGTAAAGATATGCCACAAGTGGGGATGGAATATTGACCAGTTAACAGAGGACGAATATACCCAGGTACTCAATCATCTACAGAATGCCAATGAAGAACAGGGAGATGCTCTGGGATTTCTATTCACTTTGTTCCACTTTGCAAATATACTACCTGAAGACATCTTCTCATGGGGAACGTCTTATGTAATTGAGTACTCTGACTTCAAAGTAAAAGAATTGAAGGACGTAATTACTATGGGTATAGCAATGGTTACCGAAGGTAGTATTGGTTTAGTTAATCGGTTTAACATGATTGATGAAGAACATGAATCAGTAAAAGATTATACTCCTGGGTTTAATACCTTAAGTGAAGCATCTCACGAAGAAGAGAAGGTATTATTATTCAATGTAGTATATGAATTGAATATTGCAAGGAATCTTCTTAAGTGTAGACCTTGGAAACAAACCCAGGTAATGACTAAGGAATTAGATTTTCAGTATTCTTTGGTAAAAGCTTTCTACCTATATATGGGATTCTTGGGATTACAAGGATTTTCAGATGAATCAATCTACAGGTTATTCTTTAAGAAACAAAGACTTAACCTCTGGAGACAAAAAACAAATTACTAATGAGTGGATGGAATAGAAAATTAGAGGGTCTTCAATCGAATACGGAGGAGACCCTCCACTCTTTGGAGTTTGCTACTTCACAAGAGGCATGGGAGAAACTGAACGAGGCTTTCTTAAGATTAGACCCCGTTCTTTTTGATAAGGGTGCTACTGCAAACAGTGGAGTTGCAGTAGCATACAATGTGTTTATAAAAATACGTAAAGCATGGGTAGACCCAGATTTCGATTATGGCAGGTGTTTTAATTACAAAGAAACTAAGTGGACGAGCTTATTGAATAATTATATTGATTTTAATAAATTAGACCTCTTACGTAGCAAATTAAGAATCCTGAAGAACAAATATAATCAGAATTACAATGTTACGTATATGTTCAATAATCACCATGATAACGGTAAACAATGTTTAATTGCTGCAACTTTTTCGAAGAGATTTCAAGAGGACATCCCAGTTATTACAATGGTAATCAGAGCATCAGAGATTACAAAGAGGTTAATATTCGACTTCCTATTAATTCAACGGATGGCCGAATATGTGTATGGGCCGGACCAGTCAGTACAAATCAACCTATTTGCGACTCAAATGTATGGGAATGTAGAGACACTCTTAATGTACTCGGCTTATAAACCTCTTAAGAAAGTAATTAAGGGTATAGATAATCCTTGGACTAAAAGAGTTAAAGAGGTTTATAAGAAAATCCAAAATGGTACAGAGAAAGAATGGTCTTCATTTAAGGTATTCTTCAGAAGTTTTAAAGTACTTCGTCCGGACTTATATGAATACCAAGCTTTGTTAGCAAAGGACTTGCTATTAGAATATGAAGATATAGAATATCCAGAAAATGTGATATCCTATTCTCAACGTAAAGCATATAAGAAGAAACTTTTAAAGAAACAGAAGAATGAGAATCTACAGTAATTCTTTTGAGTTAATGTCAGAACTTGGCAGAGAACTCAACAGTTACGGTCAAACTGTAAAACCAAAGACCTATCAGAATAAAGTAATTGAAGGTAATGAGGAATTTGAGACAAAGGAACTCATTTGCCAACAATATTGCTTAACTTCACTCGGAGACCCGGTATGGTTATTTGTATTCTCGCATTCAAAAGAATGGGCAGATGCTGAGTTTGAGGAAAGAATTGGTTGGTACGAATTAAATCCTGGTAAAGCTTGGGAACTGAGAAAAGATTTATGGGAACAGTTCTTGGTGAATGGTAGATTTGATTATACTTATCCAGAACGTATTTGGAATCAATTATATCTGTATGGTAGTACCTCATTTAATTGTGATTCTGCTATGCAATCTGTTATCGAGCTTCTTAAAAGGGACAATGATACTCGTAAGGCAGTACTCCCTATATTTCATGGTACAGACTTAAGATTCCTTGATGGAAGTCGACGTATTCCTTGCTCTATGTATTACGATTTCCTTATCCGTCAAAACGGTAAAGGAGAGAAGGTATTACATATTTGCTATCACCAAAGAAGTTCGGACTTTGTTACTCACTTTGGTAATGATGTATACCTTGCATGGAGACTTATGGAATATGTAGCTAAAGAGGTTGGAGTTAAACCAGGTTACTTATACCACACAATTGATTCTCTTCATTCTTACAAGAAAGATTGGAAATACCTGAATACCAATCTTGAAGATTTACAGGACTCATTCTAATATTAGAGGGATGTATCTACTACATGTGGGTATGTCCCTCTTTCTATTTATTAATATGGAAACAAGATATAAGATAATTAAGAACAAAAGAGAACTCAAGAAACTTATTGCTTGTTGCAAAGCAACTGGTTATGCTTGCTGTGACTACGAAACTAATGCTGAACCTATATATAATAAAAGTTTCAAGCCAACTATTCTCTCAATATCTTGGATGCCAGGGTTTGGTGCTTCTATTCCTTTAGACCATTTCCAAACAAAAGAATATACTTCTCCAGGATGGAATTGGAAGAAGATGTTAAGGAAATTTGGGGAAGAGATTATTGAGAATTATGATATTGTAAAGGTTGCATGGAACTGGAAATTTGATGACCAGATTAATCAAAAGTATCATATCTATTATAGAGGTACATGCTTAGATGGTATGCTTGCAAAATATGTTCTCAATGAGGAAAAACCTCATGGGTTAAAGGATATGGTTAGAAGATATTTACCAGAATATGGTGATTATGAAAAGCAAGATAAGTTTGATAAGATACCTTGGGATAAAAAAGAATTAGACCCATTATGTAAATATGGTTGTCAAGATACAGACTTCACATTACGATTAATGATATTCTTTGAGAAGAAGTTAATTGACTTGAAGATGTATTCAGTATTTCGTAATTTATTTATGTGTAATTCCCGGGTATTAACTTCGGTGGAGAAAGAGGGATTATACCTTGATACAGAATTTAATCAGAAATTGCTTGAGGAGTATAAACCAAAGATAGATGCTGCTAGACAAGCAATCTATGATTTACCCAGGGTAAAGAAGTTTACTAAGAAATTCAATCAGCAAAAGATTGAGAAGTACATCGAATCTATTGAGGCTGAACTTGAAGAGTTAGATTATAATGACCCAAAAGACAAACGTAAGATTGATTCAAGGGAACAGAAGATATCAAATATTCGTGCAGGTATATTCACTACCAAGAAAGAGCAAGAACTTATAAGACCTCTTAATCTGGGTAGTCCCGTTGATTTACCTCAACTCATGTATTCAGATTCTGGTTTTAAATTTCCAGTAATTAAAAATAATGAATCTGGTAAGCCAAGTACAGATGAAGATACATTAGTTGAATTAAGGTTAACAGTAAAAGACCCAGAATCTCCAAAAGCAATATTCCTTGATAAGCTACTTGAATTAAGAGGTTTACAGAAAATGTATACTACCTATATTGAAGGTTGGCATGAAAAAGTCCAAGATGATTCTCGATTACATGGTAGGTATAATATACATGGAACAGATTCTAATCGATTCAGTTCTGCTGACCCAAATATGCAGCAAATACCAAAGACATCTGTAGACCCAAATATTAAGAAACAATTAGTTGCTCCTCCGGGTTATTTATATATGGCATTCGACTATTCTCAAGCAGAATTAAGAATGATGGCTCATCTATCTGGAGACGAAACTTATTTGGAAGCATTTGCCAAGGGAGTAGACCCTCATCTTGGTATAGCAGCAGCAAAATACGGTGTATCAATCGAAGAAGCAAGTAAAGCTTATGAAGATGAAACACATCCCGATTATAAGTTATGGAAGGTAAGGAGAAAGCAAGCTAAACAGATTGCATTTGGACTTATTTATGGAATTGGTAATAAATTGCTAGCAGTTAAATTATCTGACCCAAAAGCAGGTATTATAGTTACACCAGAAGAAGCAGCAAAGGAAATGGAAGTATTCTTTGGTCAACATCCTAAGATTAGGAAGTTTAAAGAGAAACAAGAGAAATTCCTTCGTAAGCATGGGTATTACACACAGTTATTTGGTACTAAACGAAGACTCCCACAAATATATTCAAATGACAAGCAAGAAGTTGCTTATGCAATTCGTTTAGGTCTTAACTTCCCCTGTCAAGGTGCTGCAGCAAATATGACAAATTTTGGAGCTATCCTTGTTTATTGGTTAATGAGACAAGGTAAATTACCCATGATGAAAGAAGCTTGTACAGTACATGATGCTGTATATATGTATTCTAAACCTCAAGATATTAACACCTGGACTGTATATACAATCTGGAATATCCTACGTAACCCAAGTACGAAAAGGTATTTCGGATTTCAAGTTGATGATGTTGATATGGACATGGACTTTACCATTGGTAGAACTATGGCAGAGGAATTACCATTTATCCCTGGGTATGATTATAATAAGATGTTACAACCCGATTTCTCAGTAGAGGAATATATGGCTGAACATAAGAAATATAAACATATCCATATTAAGCAATTTAAAGAGAGATTTAATAAACAAATGAAGGCTTATGAAAAAGATTTTGAACGGACCCACGATTTACCGAGCTAAATGCCCATACTGTGATTGTGAATTTGAATATGACTACTCAGAAGTAGATTCATCCACTTTTGCTGATTGTAAATTAGTTAAGTACCCAGGTTGTAATAGGTATCTTCATCATAAAGAAAATCCAAAATCACATACAGAAGTGAAGAAAGAGGATACTATGACAACATAAATAATAAAATATTATAAACTATGGCAACTGAAGAACAAATAATGAATACAAATAGGCTATCATCTTTAACCTATATGATATCTGCCTGCTTAGAGTTCTCTATTCAAAATCTCAATCGTCAATTAGACCTATGTAATTTGAGATTAGTCGGTAGAGATAAAATGGTATTCAACCGAGTTAGGTCTCAGATAGAGCAACTTCAATCAAATCTCAAACTATTAGAGGATTTGGCATTTGGTGTAATGAAGGACGAAGATGCAAGGTTAGCTTATGAAGATGCTACTCATATTTATTGGGCTCTGTTTATGACTTTAGTAGATAGAGGAGGAACAGATAATTTATGTGATTTAAGATTCAAAGCTTTAATCGATATAATTGGTAAGTATGAATCTATTCTTCACTTGCCTGGTTTAGATACTGCATACCATTGTGCATTTGCTCAGGTATCTAAAGCAATTCAAGAAGGTAAATATTCAAAAGAAGATTTTAAGAATTTATTGAAAGTACATGAAAACGGAACTGAAGAAACTAAGGGTTAAATTCGAAGGTAATATCATAACCATAGATATTGCTAAGGAATTATCCATTAATGAAAATATCATTAATTCTCAGTTAAGGGAATCCCCAACTAGTTATTATATACTTTGCTCATTAAGAGATAAGTATATTAAAGAAAGGGATGCTCTAGCAAGAGAAAAGGATGAAGCTTATTCTGCTGCTTGGATATTTATTAAAGAATCTAATGAAAGGTTCAATAATGATTACGTTGCTCATAAGGCTAATATATCTCCCAAGTATAAGTCAATATATCAACGATATTTAAAAGCAGTAGAAAAGGCTAACAAGTATATTTCAATATGTAGAGCTTATGAGTCTAGAGAGAATATCTTGAGGACTATTAATGCCAACATGAGGAAGCAACAATAATAACTATAAGTAATTACTAACTTTTAAAAACGAATTAAGAATATGAATTATTCACTATCTTTCATTTCTGCTATGGTAGCAGCTCAGTTTGATAATCAATTACCAGGATGTCCAACTGAAAACCGAGTTCTTATCTTATCACCAAAAGAAGTAAACCAAACTAGGGGTGGGCTTATTATCCCGGAACAGGTAAAAGAGGGAGTTCCTCGTAAGGGAGTTATAGTTAAACTCGGTGAGATTACCGAAGAGTATAGAACTTACCGGGATTTGGTGCAAATAGGTAGAATAGTTACCTATGGTTTGTATGCCGGTAAGGAACTGGAATTTGAAACAGACAAGCTTACCCCAGGCTTACAACAACTTTTGGAAAAGAACACTTTAACGGTGTTGAGTATGAATGAGATAATTTACTCAGAACCAAATAATAACGATTAATATGGCACTTGACAAAAAGAAAAAGAAGAAAGTTTCATCAGATGGACTTTCTACAAAAGAAAAGATGCTGGCTAGAAAGAAACAGCTAGAATCTAAGGGAAACGGCAATGGTTTGGTATTCCCTAAAGAAGGTACTTTACGAATGAGAATCAAATCTCCGGGAGATGACCAGGAATTGGGTATAGAAATTGTTCAGTTCTATCTTGGAGGTAATCTGGGAGGAGTAATATCTCCGGCTACTTTTGATGAACCATGCCCCTTCATGGAAAAATATCAAGAATTGAAAAACTCAAAGGATGAGGATGACAAGGAACTTGCAAAAACTCTCGTACCAAGAAGAAGATACGTTATTGGTGGTCCGGTCTATGCAGACGAAAAGGGAACTAAATTTGATTACGAGGGTAAAGATAAGGGAGTTCTAGTTCCACGCTCTGTTTATCAAGATATTATCGACTTATACCTCGATGAGGATGAAGCTGGTGATATGACAGACCCAAGAAATGGATACGATATCAAAATTATTCGTTCGGGTTCTGGTAAGCTTGATACTACATATTCTGCTCGGGCTTGTAAACCAACCAAATTGGACAAGAAGTACCAAGGTAATGTAGACCTGGAAGGTATAGTTCGTTCTCAAATCAAATCATATGATGAACTGGAAGAACTTCTTGCTAAGTTCTTGAATGAAGACCATGGAGGAGACGATGACGAGGATGACAAACCAAAGAAAAAGGCAAAAAAGAAAGGGATTCACAGAGACCATTATATGGAGGATGATGAACCCAAAAAGAAAAAGAAGAAACGTTACAAATCAGATATTTAAAGGTTAGTTAAACATATGGTTTCATTCGAAGGTGGTAATTAGATTCGTTCAGTTATCACCTTCTTTAGTCTAAATACATTACATTATGGTATCAAAAGAATATTGGGCAAACTTATCAGATGAAGATAAGTCAAAGATTATAAGAAGATTTTGTGAAATTAATGATATTGGGCCAGACTTTGATTATGCAAAGGTGAGGGATTTTTCTGAAAGGGTTAAACAGAAATATAAAGAATCTGGAATATACAGAAATAATCAATTTTGGGAACATCCAGTTTTAATATTGGAATTGGTAGACCCTCTTATGGCAGAAATGATATTATCATGGATGTATGCCAAAATAGAATTACCCAATGGAGAGAGGTCTGAAGTACCCTTCATGGGATATCACATAGTAGAACTTGTATTCGACAAAGGTAGTCTCATGAAGTTTACCGATGAAGAGAAAAACGTATTGAATCAGGCAATGAATATTTTAAAATCAAGAGGAATTTAATATGGCAAAGAAAACTAAGGTTGGTTTAAAGGTACCAACAAAAAATGAGATATTAAAGAAATATGGTAGTATCATGAGATTGGCTTCAGATACAGTAGAATCAAACTTATGGTTACCCTCTACTTTCTTTGCTCTCAACTATACATTTGGTGGTGGTATACCATTTGGTAAAGTACTTGAAGTAGCTGGAGAAGAATCCTCTGGTAAATCCCTTATTGCATATAACTTTGCATATACTTGTCAACAACTTGGTGGGCATGTTATATGGGTAGATGCCGAACAGTCTTGGATGAACTCTTGGGCAGAAGCTAATGGAGTAGACCCAGAAAAAGTTACTGTATTAACAGATACTCGAATCGAGTATATTTCTGACGCAGTAGCAGATTTAGCAATTTACTTACGTTCTCAATTAACTAATAATGAACCGATTCTCTTAGTGATAGATTCTATTGCTGCTATGGATTGTGCAGATAACATAGATTCTAAAATGGTAGAGGGTAAGGCTGAAATGGGAGGTAGAGCAAAAGCTCTTTACAAATACTTCCGTATCAGAAGTGAATTATTCTATAGATTAGGAGTTACACAGATTTACATTAACCAATTAAGAACTGCTTTAAATGTCGGATTTGGAAAAGATAACACAACTACTACAGGAGGTGCAGCACTCAAATTCTATGCTTCAATCAGAGCTGCTTTCTATTCAGGAAAATCTATCACAGTTAAGCAAAACGGTAAAGAAAGAAAAGCTGGAAAGCTTGTCACAATTAGACTTATTAAAAATAAGGTTGCTCCTCCAAGACCTACAATCAGCAAATGTCCGGTTTACTTCAATCCTAAGTTCCATGAAGTAGGTTTTGATAGATGCTATGCTCTTGAGGATGTATTGGTAGAAAATGATATCATAGAAAAATCTTCAGGTGGAGTATATAAGTTCAAAGGGAAGACGCTTGCAAGAGGGGAGGAAAAATTCCAAAAACTTCTTGAAGAAGATGATGAACTTCGTCGTAAATTACTTCGTAAAGCTGGAATAAATACTATTGGTGCTACTAGAAAGAGGATGGAAGCTTTGACTACTAATTTATATCCAGTAGATGGAGTAGAATATGAATCATTTAACGAGTCAGATGACGAGGAGGAAGACGATGAGTAAGAAAACAGTATTATTGATTGATGGAGAGAACATTCTCCATCAATCTTTTCACAAGTTCGAGAAACTTAAATCCACAGACGGTAAACCAAGTGGAGCAATATTTGGATTTTTCAAATCACTTCACATGTATCTTACCAGGTTTGAACCCAACGAAGTAGTTATAACCTTTGATAACGGTCATTCACCAGTAAGGGATAAGTTATTGCCTAACTATAAGGGACACAGAAAAAATATATCGGTTGATTATGAATCCTTGCAAATACAAAAGGCAATTATAATGAAGATATTAGGTATGCTAAGAATTTCTTATATATTTGATAAAAGGAATAAAACTCAATATGAGGGAGATGATTTCTTAGCATACCTAATTATTAATACTTATCGTTCGGATAATGTAATCTTGGTATCATCCGATAAGGATTTTAATCAATTGTTAAACAAGAACGTTAGAATATTAAACCCCAGAAAAGATGAAGTTATTCGAGTGGGCAATTGTAAAGAACTCTTCGGTTATCATTCACATGAGACTGTTCAGTATCTTGCAATGGTAGGTGATACTTCTGACGATATCCCAGGTTTTAAGGGTATAGGTCCAGTAACTGCAAGAAAGATATTAGACGAATATAAGTCAATCTACAAATATTTGGAAGCTAAGCCAAACAAGGAGTATCAAGAAGCTTGGGATAGAAATCGTAAACTCATTGACTTATTCTGGTTTGTAGGTAATGTACCATTAGATAAGATGCCTATCAAAAGAAAGAAGACTTTCAACTATGATAAATTTAGGAAGTTGTGCATAGAGTATTCTCTTGCTTCGTTCCTAACTAAAGAATTTATTAAACCTTTTAAAGAGTTATCCGAATGAAAATCATGTTTGCAGGTGCAAGTGGAGTTGGGAAAACCACTTTAGCAAAGGAAGTTCCCGGGATGATTAAGTTTGATGTAACAGAATACCCTCCAGTATTGGATTTTATATCTGGCAGTGTATCAGAATTAATCCCTAAAACAAAAGATATGTCTCATAAAGAGATGTTAGAAAGAGATTCAAAGGATTTGTTACTTGAAGACTTTCAGGTAATGAACCTAAGAAACAAGATGTTCAGGGATAGAGATAGATTTGTTACAGATAGAAGCTATCTTGATTTAGCTGCCTATTTCTATTACAAGCAAGCCAAGAATGTTCCTAAATGTGAAATGGAACACTTTTTCGAAACTTGCAAGATGTTACTTAATCAGCAATGTACTCATCTTATCCTATTAGACTTTACTACTGCCATGGTAAAGGAATGGGTTATGGAAGATAATGGCAAACGAATAGAGAATAATTACTTCCAGTTCTTAATATCTTCTATAATGGATAACGTATTGAACTTGTGGGGATTCTTACCAACTAAGGAAATATCTTCTATCTATAAGAATATATTTAAGAATCAACTTTTGGAATATGGTGCAACAGAAGGAGTAATCAAATCTCTGTATGGTGAAACTAAAGTTCTCTGTATAAGAGAAGCTAATTTGGATATTCGTAAGAAACTTATTATTGATTTTCTTCATGAGTAAGGAAGTAGTATTTATAGCATTCTCGGATTTGCACATAAATCTATGGGCAAAATTCAATGAGAACAACAATAGGACCTTGAATAGTATCAAGGTCCTTGACGTTATTGCAGGTCAATGTGAAAAGTACAAATGTCCTGCTTTATTCTGCGGAGATTTATTTCATAAGCCAGAATCAATTGACCAAGACTTA